GAATTAGAAAAGAGGCAGGACTTTTACTTTCCTGTCAACGATGATCACTTTTCAGGAGAAGAGTATCAAAAGCCACACAGAATAAGAAGTTTACAGTTTGTAGATAACTTTGATGTTGCATTAGATGTAGGTAGTCATGTAGGTACATGGGCAGTAGACTTATGTAATATGTTCAATAAGGTTTATTGTTTTGAACCAATTGAAATACACAGGGAATGTCTTACACGTAATCTGTCAGATTTTCCTAGTAATAGATTTGAAATACTACCCTATGCACTGGGTGCAGAGAATGACGTAGAGATTGCACTAGAGTATGCTGCGGAAGGTAACAGCGGTACTGCTTCAATCACTACGGATGTAGAACGGGGAGAGTACAAGGCAGTACTAAAGACACTTGACTCTTTTGACTTTGAAAAGATTGATTACATTAAGGTGGACGTTGAAGGTTTTGAATTACAGTTTCTCAAGGGAGCAAGCGAAACAATCAAACGTACAAAGCCAGTAATCAATATTGAAATTAAAAATACGTGTGAACGGTTTGGTACTACACAGCAAGAGATAGCAGACTACCTTGTTGCTGATCTAGGTATGGACTGTGTAGCAAGGACAGTAGCAGATTATATTTTTGTTTACCACACATAACAACTATACAGCAAAGGCAATATAGAACATGGCAACTGAACGCAATCCGTTTGATCCTATTCCTTCAGTAGAACTTTCAGTCGTAGAGATTGAAACTGAAACAGAAGATAGTGCAGCAAGTATGGAATACGATCCTACTGATGGTGGTATTGTAGTAGAGTTTAAAAGTAATCTAGATGAAGGCTTGTCTGACGAACAGATCAAAGAGGAAGACGAAGAGTTTTTTAGAAACTTAGTAGATGATTTGGATGAAGACGCACTTGAAGACATTGCCATTCAAGTACATGACAACTTTACTGCAGACAAAGACAGTCGAGCAGAATGGGAAAGTATGTTTGAACGTGGCTTTGATCTGTTAGGTCTAAAGCTGGAAGAAGCATCAGAACCATTTGAAGGTGCATGTACTGCAGTTCATCCAATCCTTATTGAGTCAGCAGTTAAGTTTCAGTCAAAGGCAACACAGGAATTGTTTCCTGCCAGTGGACCAGTAAAGTCCCAGATCATTGGTGAAGTATCAGAAGAAAAAGAAAAGCAAAGTCATAGAGTCAGAGACTTTATGAACTATCAGATCACTGAACAAATGCCTGAGTACTTTGACGAGTTTGAGCGTATGCTCTTTCATCTACCACTTATTGGATCAGCATTTAAAAAGATTTACTTTGACAGCAGTTTAAACCGACCTGTATCAGAGTTTGTACCTATTGATCAGTTCTATGTGTCCTACTATGCTACCGATCTACGCAGAGCAGATCGCTACACGCATGTTATCTATCGCTCACCAGTAGAAATGCAGCGTGACATGGCAGCAGGAATGTATGCAGAGGTAGACCTACCTGAAGCAAGCACACCAGAGTTTGCTCCTATCAGTCAGAAGATGGATACAATCATGGGATTGTCTCCTTCTGGTAGTCACGATCCACAGTACGTTCTGCTTGAGCAACACTGTTATCTTGATCTTCCCGGTAAGTTTGAAGACGATGATGGTTTGTCTCTTCCTTACATTGTTACTGTTGAAGAACAAAGCCGACAGGTTTTATCTATTCGTAGAAACTATAACAAGGATGATCGACGCAGAGAAAAGAAAATCTTCTTTACTCATTATCGTTTTGTTCCCGGTTTTGGTTTCTATGGTTTAGGTTTAATTCACTTCCTTGGTAATCTTACAATGACTGCAACTGCAGCAATGCGTAGCTTGGTTGATGCAGGTCAGTTTGCAAATCTACCCGGTGGCTTTAAAGCAAAGGGTTTACGTATTGTAGGTGATAATGATCCTATTGCTCCCGGTGAATTTAGAGAAGTTGAAGCTACAGGTAATGATCTGTCTAAGATGATCATTAATCTACCATACAAAGAACCTTCACAAACTTTGTTTCAGATGCTTAATTTTGTTACTGCTACTGCACAGAAGTTTGCCGACACAACCGAACAGGTTATTTCAGATGCAGCAAGCTACGGTCCTGTTGGTACAACAATGGCACTGTTGGAAGCAAGTAGCAAATTCTTTAGTGCAATTCATAAACGATTACATAAGTCTCAGCACGATGAGTTTAAATTATTAAGTCGTATTAACTTTGAATATCTACCTGATGAGTCTATGGTAGATATTCCTAATGGTACAATTAATATCTATCGTAATGACTTTGATGGTAGGATTGATATTATTCCTGTATCTGATCCTAATATTCCTTCTTCTGCACACCGTATGATGATGGCACAGCTTGCACTACAGTTGTCTCAGTCAGCACCTCCCGGTATGTTCAATGTAGAAGAACTTAATAAGACAATTCTTCAGGCAGCAAACATTCCTAATCTGGATAAGATCATGCCTGAAAAACCTTCACCAATGCCTCTTGATCCTGTCAGTGATATTCAAGCTGCAGTTAAGGGTATGCCTATTCAGGCGTTCGTTGGTCAGAACCACGATGCACATATTCAAGTAAAGACAATGTTCATACAAGACCCAATGAACGGTGCTAATCCTATGATGCAACGTATTGTTCCTGTGCTACAGGCAAACATTCAGGAACATATGGTAATGAAGTATCAGGAACAAATTAGTGGTGTATCAAAAGAAATGATTGGACAGTATGGACCAGAAGCTGCAGCGGCAGGTGTGGACGTACAAGACCCACGACTTATGGAACAGGTTATTGCTGCTGCCGCACAACAAGTAGCACAGGCAAATCAAGCTGCAGCACAGATGCAAATGGCAGCTACACCTGAAGCACAAATGGTTCAGATTGAACAACAGCGTCTGGGTGTTGAACAACAGAAAGTTCAAACACAAATGGCAAAAGAAGCTGCTACTGCTGCTAATAAGAATCGTGAACTTGATCTTAAAGAAATGGAAATACAGTTAAATATGTTCAAAGAAGGTGCTAGTCTTTCCAGTGCAAAAGAAGAAAAAGAAATGGATCGAAATGCAAAGAAAGCAATTGCAGCTTTGGATGCTCTTATTGATCTTGCCAAGACAGAAGCAAGCATTGATAAAGATAAGGCACTAAAGGCAGCAGACATGCTTACTAACTTTATTGGACAGACACGTAAAGGATAAGAGGTTTTGAACTTTTGGGATGAGTTAAATTTAAAGTACGAAGAAAAAATACTAGACTTAAAAAATTCTCTTGCATATGGCAACGCTTCAAGTTACGATGAATATCGACACGCAGTAGGTGTGATCGAAGGTGTGGAATGGGCAACTGAATGCCTCAAGCACATTGTAAAACAACGTATCTATGAAGAGGAGGATAACAACTAAATGCAAGCAGTACGTATGGATAAAGCAGTTGATGCTGCAGACTGGATAACAGATGAAGATGATATTAAGTTAGACTTAAATAGTCTTCCAAATCTTCCCGGTTATCATTTGCTGGTTCTACCAGTTGCAGTAAAACAAAAGACAAAGGGTGGTATTATTCTACCTGATAAAGTAAAGGATGATGTAGCTTACCTAACTACCGTTGCTAAAGTTTTAAAGAAAGGTGACTTAGCTTATAATGACGAAGACAAGTTTCCTAATGGAGCATGGTGTGATGTAGGTGACTACGTTTGTTACGCAAAGTATTCAGGACAGAAGTTTATATATAAAGGTATGAAACTACTTCTTATCTTTGATGATCAAGTAATTATGAAAGTTGAAAAACCAAGTCTACTTGATCCTACATATCATCTTTCAAATTAAATTTGTATATTATAATAACTTATTGTACTATACTAATACAGCGGGTAAATTAAAACCAATTCGTTAGATTCGCTGCTAACGGGTAAGAAAGGAAAAATAATGAGTGAAGAATGGTCAACGGTTGAAGTAAATTCAAATGAGGATGAAAGTTCTAAAGTTGAGTTTGAAGTTGAAGAACAACCAGAAGTAAAAGAAGAACAACCAAAAGAACTAGCACTAGTAGTTGAACAGGCAGAAGAACAAAACGAAGAAAGACCTGAAGAACTAGAAGGTATTCAAACCAAGGGTGCAGAGAAAAGAATTAAACAGTTAATTCGTCAACGTAAAGAACGTGACGAAGAATTGCAACAGCTACGTAGTGAGATTCAAGGACTACGTAACCAAGTACAAGAAAGAGATACACAGCTTTCTTCAAGTTTAAAGAATACTATTGATAGTACTGAAAGTCAATTAGAATCAAATCTTGAGTCAGCTAAACAGTTATACAAGCAAGCCGTTGAGTCAGGTGATACTGACGGAATGTTAACAGCACAAGAGAGCATGAGTAAAGCCTATGCAGAACAAACTCGTGTAGAACAGCAGAAGGTAGCTTGGGAAGAATATAATCGTGCTTTAGAGTCAAGTGGGCAACAAGCAACACAAATTGCACAACAGCAACAGCAGACTCAAGAGTATGATCCAAAGGCAGTTGATTGGGCAACTAAAAATTCATGGTTTGGTCAGGATCAAATTATGACTGCTGCTGCTCTTACTGTTGATCAAGAACTGAAGGGTGAGGGTTATGATCCTTCAGATGATGATTTTTATGAGGAGGTTGACAATCGTTTGCGTCAGCGTTATCCTCATAAGTTTCAGGATGTTAACTCTGAACCTGAAACACCTCGTTTGCAGGACACGGCTACAAGTTCTGCTCAAGTGGTAGCGGGTGCGTCACGCACACCAAAAACTTCTCAGAGTAATAATAAAGTCAAACTTACTCAAGAGGATGTAAGGTTGGCAAATAAATGGGGTATACCACTTGAAAAGTATGCTGCTGAAAAGCTAAAGGTTGAACAAGCCGATGGCGAATACACCAGTGTTTATAGTTAAGCGTGGATAAGGAAGGAAAATACAATGGCACGAAATACAACATCACGTGAATCAAGCATGAGGGAAAATAAAACTCGTAGAGTTTTTGAAGAACCAAATTGGTTAGATATTCCTGATACAGTTCGCAACCGTTTTAAAGGTGAAGGAATGTCTCTTCGCTGGTTACGAATTACTTTGAAGGGACAAGACGACATTCAAAACATTGGCAAGCGTTTAGCTGAAGGTTGGGAATTAGTCAATCAGGAAGAAGTTCCTGAAATGCTTGTATCTTCCGTCGTGAGGGAAGAAGGACGATATGCAGGAGCGGTCTGTCGTGGAGACTTGGCTTTAGGCAAAATGCCTACTGACCTAGCTGAATCTCGTCAAGAATATTATGAAAACAAGAGTAGAGAGGCAGTACAAGCTGTTAACATGCAGCTAATGAACAACTCTGATTCTCGTATGCCTATCTCTAACTCTAGTCGATCAAAGGTTACAACAGGACGGCGAGCATCTTTTCAAGATTAGTTTGTTTTCCTGTTTGTCAATGTATTTAACAAGGAAAGGAACATAGTGTTATGACTACTACTAAGACACTAAATGGACTTACTCCTTCCCGCATTCGTGGTGGTGCACCTAATAGCAAAGCCACAAATGACTATCCGATTGCGAGTGCCTATAACACTAACATTTTTACTGGTGATATCGTCGTTAACAATGCTGGGAATATTGAAGTTCTAACTACTACAACTCAGAAAGCTATGGGTGTTTTCATGGGTTGCCGTTATGTTGCTAATGGTGAACCAAATTGGTCAACTTACTGGCCCGCTAATACTTCAGTAACAGAAGCATATGCTGCTGTTGTTGATAATCCACAAGCAACATTCATTGTTCAAGCAGATGCTACAGTTTCTGCTGGAGATATTAATTCACAAAACTTCAATGTTACACTAGGTGCAGGTTCTACCTTTACTGGCAAGTCCGGTTTTGGTCTTGAAGCTGGTACACGTACAACTGGAAATGCAATGCTTCGTGCTATTGCAGTTCTTGATACACCGGGTAATGACATTGCTGTTGCTACAGAGCGTGCCTTCCCCAAGTTGGAAGTTCGTATTTTGAAGCATGTGGATGCATATATCTCTGCTGATGCTTCAGTAAACTAAGCGAGGGAAAGGAGTAATTAATAATGGCTATTAATCGCGCTAGTATTGCTAAAGAACTTCTTCCCGGTCTAAATGCCGTTTTCGGCCTTGAGTATGGGGATGTTGATAATGAACATGCACCTCTATTCGATGTTGAAAATTCAGATCGTGCATTTGAAGAAGAAGTTCTATTTACTGGATTTGGTACTGCACCTGTTAAAAATGAAGGTGCTGCTGTCCAGTATGATGACGCACAAGAAAGCTACACTGCTCGTTATACACATGATACGATCAGTCTTGCTTTTTCAGTTACAGAAGAGGCTATGGAAGATAACCTCTATGATACATTTGCTAAACTACGTGCACGTGGTCTTGCCCGTGCAATGGCAAACACCAAGCAGGTAAAAGCTGCA